CATAGGAGATTTTTCTGCTTGTTTGAAAAACTTCTTTTCTGCGTCCTCTTTATTTCTTGCATCAATATCTATCTTGCTTAGTCTAGATTTACTTCTTGACCTACTATCACCAACTCTTGAACTGACAGTATACTGAACTTCATACTTTGCTTCGTCAAGTTCGAACTCCTCTTTCTTCGCTTTCTTTGCGGCACTTGCCTTTGACCACAGATCTGCATCTGCCTTTCTTGCACCACCTCCTGTTAAGAATGAGTTGACTCTTGCAAACGCCCACTGTTGTGGTGTGGTGCCTGGTCTATGTCCTGTTCTCCATGCAGCCATTCCACGATTGTAAACCTTTTTGAGAATACCATATGGGACTCCAGATTTTTTGGATTTTGTTACTAGACCCTCTATCTTCTCATCTAATTGAAAATCTTCTTCCATGTCTTTTCCCTCATACTCGGCTGCGAGTTCTTGTGGCAACCTACCTTTCTTAACTAGTTTGTTAATATACATCTGGATTGGTTTGACTCTATCGAAACCAAACTGTGTTGCAATGTCTGATAATATTGCACCATTACTAGGTTGTCCAGTTGTTTGTTTTACCCTTTCAGCATATTTTGCAATGATATCTCTATAACCCTTTGGATGTGTTAATCTAAACACTGTTGTTTTTAAAAGTTCTGGAACATTGATACCAGTCATCTCATCAATACTCCATGACTCGTCAACACTATCTGGGTCAAACTCAGATTTTAGTTTTGCAATCTTTTTCTTAGTCGCTTCTATCTCTGCTTTACGAGGGGTTCTCAATCTTTGTAGATGACCTAAGAACGCCTCTAAATCATCTAGTCTATCTTGTTGTGACCTTGTGAGTGTTTTTTCATCTATCTCATCTGACTCATTTGTTTTTTTCTTCTTAGTGGTAAGTTTTTGTTTTACTTTATCAACTGCTGTTGCAACTGCAGCTGCACCACTACCCACACTTGATGGGTTTACCTTACTAACATACTTTGCAACTGTGGGTGCAGCTCTCAATCCTAATCCTATGAGTGGTGCAATCTCATTTACATCATCACCAAACATCTTCTTAAACTTCAGTGTATGTTTAGATGGTTTAGTCTTTTTTAATTTACCAGACTTGTCTTTATCTCCAGGCGCTGGTGTGTATGCAGCTGGATTGTCATCGTCCATCTTCGCACCTCTTTCAAAGTGGTCATCACGTTTTGGTTTTACACTTTTCTTAACACCCTTGTAATACTTCGCTGGTTCGGTGCCTGGATCACCTTTTATATCTGGGTCTTGTTTTACTCTTCGTAAACCTTTTTGTATTTCGTTGAGGTTTATCTCATGTAACCACACCTTATGTACTTTACCTTGACTATCATTATATGCGAGATAGTTTGTACCTTTTCTGATTACTTTACCTTCAATACCATTTGCTTCAACTATGTCACCAATATTCCAAATCTTTCCTGTAAGATACATATCTCTGAGTGATTCAAAATCATTCATCTCACCCATATCTCGTTCTTCACGAATACCCATGTGTTTTCTTACATCAAGATAAAGTTTCTTACCATCTTTGAAACCTCTGGGTAGTCCTTGACTAAATGAATCAAAGTCACTATCAGATGCAGCCTGTCGCATCTTTGATGCAGACATACCCTCGACACCCTCTGCATCTGGGTCACGTTCTCCAGCAGATACTACGTTGATATTATCAAACTTATAGAAACCATGTCGTTTACCCTCAACACCATTGTAGTTATTGAGTAATGACGAAAACTCTCTTACTCTGTCAGAACCAACCACCATAGTAACATTCTTGAAACCCTCATCATAAAGTTTTACTGCAATATTGATCGCTGTTCTTGCATCTTTATCTGCGATGATGTTTCTTGCATACTTTGGATACATCTTTCTCATATATGCAATCTTCAGTGGGAATGGTAGTGGGTCTTTCTTTTGGTTCTGTGAATACGATGGATAGATACGAAACGGATTATTACCAGCAACAGATGCAACTTTCTGTATCAACTTTTCGTGACCAGTTGTAGGTGGGTTGAACCTACCGAATGTAAATACTACATTCTCTTTTTGTTCTATGAGTTCTAAAAATCTACGCATCTGGATCACTCACTGCAAGTTCTCTTGCTCTTTTTACATCTTGTCTAGATTGTACTTTTACTTTTGGTAATAATCTCTTCGCCATCTTAGCGATCTTTGCACCATGTTTGATTGTTATCACTTGGTCTATTTTTGCTTTTGCAGCTCTCGCCATCTCTTTATACTTGGGAAAAAACTTACTTCTTATTTTGTTTCTTGCTTGTTTCTGAGCCTTGACCAATAACTCTGGTGTGGTTTTTTGTTTTTTCTTTTTACGTTCTATCTTTGCTCTATGTGCTGGATTCCTCATTAACTTCTTCATGCGAATACCAGCCTGTTTCGCTCTTTTGATGAGTCCTTGAAGATTAAGTCTTTTGATGAGTGCTTCGTCTATTTCACCATAAGTGTCATAGATATCCTGTATCTTTTTTTCTAGGTCTTCATTGACCTCTCTTGATAAGTCACTAAACTTTTTCATTTGTCCCATGCCTCTAATTAAGGTGTTGTTCAAACAGTTTACCCAACTTTGTGTTTAATCTAACTTTAGAAGTTATTAACTGTTCATCTTCATTAGCTTCGTCCATTGCAAGTAAGTCTTCCTGTATTTGTCCTCTGTACATAGTTTTTATCTTATCAGTTCTAGGGTATGGACACATAGAAAATATGAAAACTAACTCCTCTGCTTTTTCTCCAATCAATGACCTAACTTTTTCTCTATCTGTTGTACTCTGATGGTTAAATTTCTTTGTTCCATAAACAGAGTGAAAAAGACAAGCATCTTGTAGATATTCAGAACCACCTCTCTCTTTTACTATATCCCTTGTTCCTATCAAATGTTCTAATAATGTAGTACCACTATGTAACTCTTCATCACAACCAATACTCTTCAAAAAATCAATTTTACTTTTTTCGTCTATCATTTATCCCATGCCTTAATTGCAGTAAAGTTATTAAACGAAAACTCCATTCGGTCTACGAGTTTGACTGCTTTACCACCAACTCTATCAATCGCAACATAACCCTCTGGATTTGTTACTTTATATCCATTGTCAGTCCTAATGAACGTATCAGTAAGACCCTTAACACTATTTAGTTTTTTTACTATCTGCATCTTTGCATCTACCAGTAGATTCTGGAATGTGATAATTTGTGTGAGATTATTAACGTGTTTCTTGAAATCTCTTACATACTCTTTTTGCATATTCGTATACTTCTCTTTACCTTTGTCACTCTTTACTTTATCTATCTGTTTCTGTATTGACATCTGTACCCAATCTACATAACCAGATGCGTGTTTCTTTGGGTTCTTGATTATCTCACCAGCACGAACCTTTGAGTTATTATACGTCTTGAGTGATGCACCAGACAACACACCTGTCATACTATTCTGTAAATTTAGAAACTGTCGTAATAAAGGTGCGTTTATTCTCTGAAATGTTCTACCAGTATTTGATAGTATCTTAGTCACTGCATCTGTTTCTTTTTGTGTAAAGGTTGCACGACCAGACACATCTTTGTAAGTTGCATCGTCCATCCAGACAGTAGATGGTTTAGATAACTTTGATATATCTACACCAAATGACGCTTTCATCTCTGGTAGTGAACTACCTGTGTAAGTAGTATGCCATACCACACCAATCTTAGACTTATTCATTATCCTACCAAGATCACTATCAACAGGAACAGCGTAAACAATAGTATTAGGCTGGAAAGTGTAATACGATATCCCTTCAATAGTTTCTTTCGAAAGGTCGTCTGTGAACATGAGGTCACCTTGTATGACTCCTTTGATTCCAAGTTTTGAGAACTCTGCGAGTGCGACTTTGAATTTTGCATTTAGATCTCCAGATAAGTCATCATCTATCTCTGCACTGGTCTTGTATAGTTTAGGGTTGACATTGAATACTGATTTCTTTGCAACAAAGAA